TTTTCTCAAGCTCAAAGAATAGCTTTAGCTCAAACAGGTTTACAATTAGCACAAGCTTCACCTGAAATAATTAATGTTAAAGAAGCAACAAGAAGATTTTTACAAGCTCTTAATATACCTGATTATATGGATTTAATGATTGAAGATGAAGATACACCTAGACGTGATCCAGTATCAGAGAACATGGCTGTACTTAATACTAAACCTATTCAAGTATTTGAAGATCAAGATCATCAAGCTCATATGCAAGTTCACGCTCAATTTATGAATGATCCTAGATTTGGTGGAAACCCTGAAGCTAAAGAAAGATTATATCCAACAATGTTAGCTCATATGGGTCAACACATGGCTTTCTTATATCAACAACAAATGCAAGCATCTGTTCCTGAAGGTAACCCTGTTTCTTCTGGAGATTTTAATAGAGAATTAAATGATGAACCATCACAAGAGATAAGTATAGAAGAAGAAAATAGAATAGCAGCTGCAGCAGCACAAGCTGCACAACAATTAATGGGATCTATGCCACCTTCTCCTGAAGAACAAAAAGCATCTATGGAAGCACAAGAAAAACAAGCTAACTTACAACTTAAAGCAGAAGAATTAAATATTAGAAAAGCTAGATTTATGGAAGGTGTTAAACAAAGTGAAAAACAAAATGCTAGAAAAGATACTGAGACAAAAGCTAAAGTAGTGGAGATTGCAAGTAAAGTTGCAAGGGAAGATAATAAGAGAGATTAATGAGAGATCATAAAATATTGACTAGATTTCAAAAAAGTCAAGAAAAGAAAAATAAAGAAATGACTTTATTTAAAAATCTTAAAAAAGAAGTTGAAACTGGAGCTAATGGAACTCAATCTTATATAATAAAAAAAGGTATTAATAAAAATAAACTAGCAACAAAAAATATTAATGGCAGTTAAATCAGAAGAAATTAGACAAGCTAAAAAGTTTTTAGAAAATAAAAAAATTTCTATAAAAAAAGTTAAACCTAGAATGTTTGCTCAAGCTTCTGATGATTTAGGTCACAGCTTTGATGAATTATATAATAAACTACAGAAAGATGTAAATGGAACGGCTGCTTCAAGCGATCAAGAAAAGAATTAAAGATCATAAACAAGAACTATCACAAAATTTATTAAATAAAGGTGTAGAAAATATATCTGAATTCAAACGTGTCTATGGATATGGACAAGGTTTAGATAAAGCATTTCAAATAATAAATGAAACAATCGAAAAATATAAAAAAGGAGATATAGAAGATGAATAGTAACGAAGCATGGGCAACGGATAATGATATACCTACACCTGAAAAAATACCACAACCAGTAGGATATAGAATATTACTTAGACCTAGAGGAGCGGTAGTAAAAACTAAAGGTGGAATAATTTTATCAGATTCTTCACAAGATAATCAAGCTTACTTAAATAGTGTAGGACAAGTGATTGCTATGGGACCAGAATGTTATAGCGATAGAAAAAGTCCTTGGTGTAAAGTAGGAGATTGGGTTATTTTTGGTAGATATGCAGGAGCAAGAGTTTCTGTACAAAAAGTAAAAATGGTGCTATTAAATGATGATGAGATTATTGCAACTTTGGAAAGTCCAGAAGTAGTAACTCAACAACTGTAACATACATTAACGAAAGTTAATGCCAACATAGGAGAAACTATGATAGACGAAAAAGAAAATAAGAATGAAGAATTAGAAGTTAATCTTGAAGAAGTTGAAACGGAGAAAGAGGTCAATGTACCTTTAAATCCATTAGAAAACCTTCAACAAATGCAAGAAGAACCTTCTAAAGATGAAGATAAATCTTTTGAGAACGAAAGACAAGTTAAACTTGAAAAAGCACCAGCTTATTCAGATGACATGCCTTATTCTGTTAAAGTTCGTAAAAGAATCCAAAAAGAAGTAGCCAAAAGAGCAGAAGCAGAACAAAGAAGTGTTGAACTAGAAGAAAAACTAGCAGCAATGGAAAAAAGAACTTATGATATAGCTAATAAATCGTTAGGTAATCAGCTTTCTAGTGTTTCTACTAAACTTAAATCAGCAATTGAAGAAGGTAATACTGACGAACAAGTAAAATTGTATGAAAGTATGGCAGAAATTCGTAGTCAAATGACTAAAACAGAAGATTATGCTGCAAGAATACCTCAAAAAACTGAAAAGTCTGAAAAAAAAGCTCCACCTTTGGCAACAGAGTGGGTTAAAGAAAATTCAACATGGTTTAATAAACCTGGTTATAGAAAAGAAACAGCTATGGCTTATGGAATTGATGCTGAATTAACAGAAGAAGGTTGGGATGTGCACGATCCTGGATATTATGATGAGATGACTAAAAGACTTAAATCAAGTGGTCTTTCTTATTTTAATAAATCAGAAGAAAACACTTCCAAAGCTGCTGAAAATGTAGTACAAAAAAATAATAGAGTGCAATCTCCAGTTGCTGGAGTTTCTCGTAAAACAGGAACATCTGGTAATAGAGTTAAACTCACCTCTGACGATTTATCAACTGCTAAAACTTTTGGTATAGACATCAGTGATGAAGTGGCACTAAAACGATTTGCTAAAGAAGTAAAAAGCTTTAGCGACACAGGACAATAGAAAGGAGCCTGACATTATGAACAAAGATAATAAAATAAAAAATGAAACTAGAGTAGAAAAATCTACACTAGCTTCAAAATGGCGACCGAGTAACTTATTAGAAGCGCCTGAACCAAGACCTGGTTTCGCTCAGAGATGGGTAGCAACTATGGTGTTAGGACAGGAAACGCCTACGAATGTAGCTAAACGGTTGAGAGAAGGTTGGCAGCCTAGAGACATTAAAAGTGTCGAAGATGGTCAACATTTTCCAACGATAGAACATGGCAAATTCGCTGGGCATATTGGAATAGAAGGAATGGTACTTTGTGAAATGCCTGAAGAAATGGTTAATCAAAGAAATGATTACTATGCTCAAATGACTAACAATTTAATGCAGTCAGTTGAACAGGACATGAACAGAGCTGAAACACCAGGCCAACCTATCCAAAGGTCTTTTAAATCTAGAGTTAGTTCGGACGGCAATTAACAACTAACAAAGGTAAATAAAAATGGCAAATGTAAATGCACCAAATGGTTTCGTACCATTAAGACATTTAACAGGCGGTGTTATTAGAGCCAATGAGTATGCAATTGCAAACGGCTATGCAGCCAATCTTGCAAGTGGAGACCTCGTTACTTTGGCAACCGATGGAACAGTTATAAGAGGCACAGCGGGCGGTACAGCTCTTGGTGTTTTTTATGGCGTTGAATACATTGATAATGACACTGGTGATGTTAAATTTAAGAAAGTTTGGAGTAATGCCACAGCTGTTAAATCGGGAACTCCGATTAAAGCATATGTGTATGACGATCCAAATATCACTTACGCAGTCCAAACTAACGGCGTATTCGCAACAGCAAATGTTGGTGAATTAGCTAATGTTACAATTGGAACGTACAACTCAACCTATGGACATTCAACTGATGAATTAGATATCGCAACTCTTGCAACGACTGCAAAAGTTTTGAGAATACTAAGATTAATTGATTATCCTAATAATGCGGCAGGCGCTGATGCATCTGTAGAAGTAGTAATAAATCTATCTCTATATGGTACTCAGAATGCTGGCGTTTAACCTTAACAATAGGAGTTAAAAATGGCTTTAAACAGAGCACTTTTTACCAAACAGCTAAATCTAGGTTTAAACACCGTGTTTGGTATGGAATACGATAGATATCCAGAACAATGGAGATCATTATATTCTACAGAGCAATCAATGAAAGCATTCGAAGAAGATGTACAAATGATCGGATTCGGTGCTGCACCAACTAAAGCTGAAGGTGCCATGATCAATTATGATTCTGGCAGAGAAGGCTTTGTCTCAAGATATGTGCATGAAACTGTCGCTTTAGCTTTTGCGATTACAGAAGAAGCTGAAGAAGATGGCTTGTACGGTTCTCTAGGCGCTAAATACGCAAGAGCACTAGCAAGATCAATGCAACAAACTAAAGAGATCAAAGGTGCAAATATCTTTAATAATGCAACTACTACTTCAACTGGAGGAGACGGCGTAGCTTTAATGAACGGCTCTCACCCACTTGGTGGCGGTGGTACAGCATCTAACATCCTAGGCACACCTGCGGATTTATCTGAAACGTCTTTAGAGACACTTTTAGTTCAAATCTCAACTGCTGTAGATGATAGAAGCATACCTGTTGCGTTATCTGGAAGAAAACTTGCAGTTCCACCTCAATTGGTGTTCGTTGCAGAAAGAATTATCAAGTCTAATTTAAGACCTGGTACTGCTGATAATGATATCAACGCAATGAGAAATATGGGTATGATCCCTGAAGGAGTAGTAGTCAATCAAAG